ATGCCGAACAGCCGGGATTGCTCCGTCCCCGCTTGGGCGATGGCCGCAAGCCGCGCGTCGTTGGACTGACGGTTGGCCGCATCAATCGCCCGGTCATATGCCGGGGTGCCGGGGGTCAGCCCCTGGTTGGCAAGCTGCGTTTCCAGCGCCGCCCGATCCGTATCGAGGGACGGCTGCAACCGCTGCAAGAGCGCGTCCTGCACGCTGTCCCGCGTCATGTCCAGGTCGCCATAGCGCGAGAAGTCCAGATCACGGGCGATGGTCCCCGCGTCGGCAATGTTGCGATTGATCGCGCCCGCGTTGTCGATGTTGTATCGGACGTTCTGAGTCGCCCCAGCCGACGACCGCAGATCCGGCAAGCCGTCCGTGCCAACTGACATCTGACGGGCCGCGCCGCTATATTCGTACGGGTTGGATAGCGCCTCCTGCACCTGCGACAGTTGGCTATTGCCAATGTCCGCGTAGGTCTGGCGAGCCGTGCGCCCGCTCTCGTAGATCGCCTGCTCTTCCGGGCTGTAGGACGTGGTCGCCTGATAGCGCGGGACACCATCCTCGTTGGTCGTGGTCGTGAAGTCCGCGACTGTCGGCATTGCCGAACGGTTGCCCTGTTCCGCAAGTCGGATGTCTTCGGTGCTGGCATTCCGATAATTGAAGTCGGCGGGCATACTCGGCTGGTTGCTGCCGCCTGCGGACTGCCACGCGCTCAATGCGCTGTTATACGCATCCTCGTTGAAGTTGGTCTGCGGCCCCGTCCCATCGATCTGGGAATAGGTCATGCTGCCCTGCGGCGTGTACTGATCCACCATCGAAAGCGTCTGAGACGCAATCGCGGCGTCACGGTTCGCGGATGCTTGCGCGTTGGCCGTTTCGACGGGATCGGGCGGTGAAGGGGCGCTTTTACCCATTGGTCTCTCCATAGAGCCGGAAGTAATCGGGGGCGAGAATCCGGCATATGACGGCGTGACGCTTGCGCCCGAAGTGATGGGCCAGCGTGGCTTCCCGTTTAAAACCGATGTGCTCGTTGGTTTTGATGGCCCGCACGTTGTCAATGGGCGTCGCGGTCCAGACCTTGAAAACGCCCAACTGTTCGAACGGATAGCGGAGCAACCCACCAATAATCGACCGCTTTGCCCACATAGGAGACGCAGACGCCATGCTGAGTTGAATGGTCTCCGCGTCGGGCTGGTAGTCGTGATACACCACGCCAGCCAACAGCAACGGGCCGCGCGTGACGCCGATAGCCGTGCATGGGCCGAAGTCGTTCACATGCGGTATCCGTTCGGCTGTCCATCTCGCAATCTGCTCATCAAACCCGATAAGCAGTTCGGTCATAGCTGCCCGCCCGGAACATAGGTGAAACTCGTTGTGATCCACGCCGGACGCGCCGTGTTGCTCTCCGACCGGATGCGAAGGGACGCCGTCCGACCGATGCCGCGCACCCCGCGCCACCCCCGGAAAACGGTATCGTCACCACCCCACAACGCAGCATCCCACAACCCCACATCCCAAAGGCTGGCACTGCTGTTCAGCACGTTGCTCGGCGCTGTGGGAATGCGGATGTTGTAATCGACGTTCAGTTCAAGCGAGATATTCGGGTTGCCGTTGCTCTGAATCAGCGGTTCCGCCAGCTTGAAAGCCTTGACCGTCTGGGGCGACCGGAAGTCATAGAACGCCTGCAAACAATCCCCGACGATGTTCGCGCCCTGGTCGGCAAACCCGCTGTCGGCAAGATACACCTTCCCGTCAAAGCCGCCGAAATACAGATTGTCGTTCAGCAACCCCCAGCACACCGCGTTCATCCCCGTGTAACGGCACGGCGCACCCGTTAGCGTGTTGAAAACGTATTGGACGGACGTGGTCCCGCCATCCGGGACATTGACCAGCATCTGCCGACCTTTGGGATACAGGATCGGCTGCCACCCGAAATCACTGCCATTCGACCGGACGGAATCGTTCACCGCCTTATCGATCTGCGCGGAGATTGCCACACGTTCGGCCTGCGCTCGATCGGTCTGTAGGATGGCCGATGCAGGCACGAACCCGTCCTGCGTAATCATGATTAGATCCGCGCCCGCCTTGATGATGCAGCGCCGTCCGATTGGCTTGCCGATGCGAAACACGCCGATTAGCGACCACGTGGACGCCGACGCCGGGTCGGTGCCCTGGTACACGATGGCCTCGCCCTCAGACGTGAGGAAAATTGCAACATCATCCAGGCCCGTGCCGCTGTCCCGCGTCCATGTGCCCATCGCCATGATGTAGCCGCCCATCTTGGCGACACCACCAAGCGAGAACAGCGACGCTGTCCCCGAAATGGCGTTTGCGCCCAGATAGTATGCGTCGAGGCTGTCGACCTCACCAACCCACAAGCGGCGCTGATGGAGATTGCACCACACTAGGTCGGTCGCTGTCGGTCCAGATATGGACACAGTCGACCACGTTGTGCCGTTGTACGTCCTGCCCGTGTCCGCTCCGTTAAACGCAACCACGAACTGACCGCCTGATGTGCCAATGTTCACGAACTGCCAGCGGTCGTTGGTCAGACCGGAAACCGCCGCCGCACCAACCGCACCGCTCGTACTCACATCGTAAATCTTGCCATCGTTGGCCGCGAACAACTCACCCACACCGGTTAGCGGCGTGTACTCGATCAGCGATTCAACGGCCCCGGTCATGCCGGTGGCATATGCCTCATGACCACGCCGCATAATCACGCGGTCGGTATCCGGGAACCAGTTGTCCATCACCACGGCATGATCGGACGGCATGTCCGCAAGTGCGGTTTCCGTATCCCATCCACCGGTGGGGGCCTGTAGTGACTGAGAGCGCGACGGAGCGCGGGCCATCAGATAACCGACGATCCGGTGTTCTGATACGGGGGCGTTCCGGTGAAGTGCCGCCCGCTGCCGAAGATGTCGCCCGCAACCATGATCTGACTATTGGGCTGGTCGTTGTCGATCAGCCGCTTGAAGTGCATGTCATACATTTGCTTGGCGCTGTCGGACGGCAGGCCCTCCCCCTCAAGGTATGCATACACCAGACCCGCCGTGTGCAGATCCTCGTCAAACAGCGTCAGATCGGTATCCGCCAAAAACTTAGCCTGCGCCGTGCCCCCTGAGTCCGTCGCCCAATTCTTGTTGACGTACTCAAACGCAAGGCTCTCGCCACCCGAGAACGCGGGAATGACCGAGATGCCGTTGCTTCGGTAGATGAATTTCCGCAGCGCCGTGTCGTTATACGACACAGCCTTCAGCCCGTTCCATTCAACCGGGGTGATCGGGCCGTTGACCAGATAGCGGTTTGTCCGGTCCCAGAACGTCTCGGGAATGATGCGGTCAAAGTCGCTCGGAATGATGGCGGTTTGTGCTTCCTGCCCCAAGGCCGTGAACGTCTGTTCTGTGCGAAGGAACTGCCACGCATAGATCTTCATAAGCCGGTTGCCGACCATGTTTGCCAGCCGGAACAGCTTTTGCGCATCGGGGTCCGTTGAGGATGCGACCGCACCAGGGCGAAAAATACCGATTTCGTCGGCGGCGTCCTCGCAAATTGACAACAACGTCATGACGGGCACTCCACGTCATTCTCATGCGCCCATTCAATCGCTTCGGATTTCGTGTCGCCCGTGAACCCAAGCGCGCGAAGATCCGACTTCACCGCCATCCACTTGCGGTTCCAATCCAGAGGCGCGGAAATAGCTGCGGGAATTGTCGCGCTTTCGGCGGATGCCCACGCAATCGCATCGGCCTTGCTCGCAAACCAGCCGTCATCATCCCGGCCATCCCACACCTTCATGATGCGGTCGCCCTCGACCTTGTAGCGGCGATTCTCAATGTTGCTCATTCGACAACCTCAAAGGGTTCAAGTTCGATCTGTGGGGCTGGCTCGGAAGCGAACTGCCATTCACCGCCGGAGCGGATCATTGCGGCCATCAGGTGCTCGCCCTCAAACGTGACCGGGAACGGGATCTGCGGGACCAATTCCGCCATGAATTCGGCCTGCATGATCAGGTCGCCCGATGTCTCGTATTCGCACCCGTCGCAGATCACGTTGAAGTGTCTGTTGTCGTCCGGGCCGTCGCCGTAGGCGTGCGTCGTGTCGCCCAGATAGCAACTGTCACCACCGAAAATGCGCACATCCCGATAACCGAGAAACGCGCCGATTACGGGGGCACGGCAAAGGGTGCTAGGCCCGCCCGGAATGCCCCCTGGCCTGTCGTCCTCTTCGCCCTGCATCGCTAGCCACAAAGTCACGTCTTGGCCGTCCAGCGCGTCCAGAACGGACGGGTGACAGCACGACGCGATCAGGTAACGGACATCCTTACTTGGAGATTCCACAAAGCGGGCGACCCGCTCTCTGGGATCTGCAATCACATGGTATTTCGGGGTGATCCCCATCGTGCGGAGCCAATCCGCAGCCCCGTTGATCGCCATGATATCGCCGGACCAATGCACGGCTTCACATGCCGACTCCCCACCGCCGACAACGGCAAGCGGGGTTGGTGTCACGTCCTCCCAATCAATCCACGGGAGGCCGCGCTTCTCAGATGCGGCGTGGTTCCGATCCAGAATGGCGCGAGGGTGCGCACACCCAGACCGGAACCAGCCCTTCATGTTTAGGCCGTCAGACCCTTGTTCGCGAGAACCGCCAAAATCGAATTGACGGTGCTTGCAAGGCTTGTGGTCGTGGCCGAAAGAGCCAAGGTGGTGATGGCCGAAGCCTGCGCCACGGGGGTTGCCCCATGAAAAGCCACCAGATCGGCTGCGGACTGACCGACGACGGTGCCGTCCGGGTTCTTGTCCGAGAGTTGCTTGATAGCCATAATTCAGGCCTCCTTAGTTGAAGCCATAGCGCACGGCGAGCTGCGGACGGATGGTCTTGTATCCGTACAGCACGTCGAGACGACACGGCAGGTTGTCGTTGTTGATGTCGTACTGGCGCACGACCCGCATGGAGATGCCGTCCATGACCTCGCGTGCCGAGAAATCGACACCCTTCGGCATGACCAGATCCGCAGTGGCAAACGCGAAGGCATCCTTGTGGAAGCCCATCGAGATGCCGTAATCAGCCGATGCGCCGATTGCGGTCGAGTTGTCGGACTCACGCTTGAACACCTGCCCGGCGTCGGTCGGGGATGCCGATACGTTCTGACGAGCGCCCGAAACCACGATTGCCGGAGAGATCGGCAGGCTCGTCGCATTGGCACCGACATCGGAGGTAATGACGAAGCGCATCAACTGCCCGGTGTCCTGCTTGGTCTCGGGATGCACGCGGTTACAGCCAGCGAAGGTGATGATATCGCCCTGCTTGAACGTGCCCGCACCAGTCTGGACCGTCACAGACGATCCGGTCTGGTCAGCGCCGTTGACCACATAGTCGCCGGTGCCGTCATCCGTGCCAGTCGTGTGGATTGGCCAGAGGGTGTTTTCGAACACCTCCTTGTATCCAACAAACTGGTTCGCAACCATGCCTTCGCGGTACTGCTTGGACACGTTGCTGTTCGGGTTGAACAGGCCCTTGAGCGCGTCCACCAAGTCCACGTTGTCCTGCGTGTTCATGTTCAGACAGCGTTCGGAAGTCGGTGTCAGGCTGTCGGTCAGGGCCTTGGCACCGTTCAGAACATCGGTCAGCGTGATAGCCGCACCAACGTCGCTGATCTCCTGGTAGACGTCCTTGTACATGCTCATGGCGTCGTATTCGATGTTTGCCGCAAGAACGGACATGGCGGGTTCGAGAACCCGCTCGGAGAAGTCGTCCAGGTCCATGGTCAGATCGCGCGAAGTGAACGCCATGTCGACGCCCTTCTGGGTTGCAACCTGCATGGTGACGGAGGTTTCCGCCGTGTCCTGCACGTTGATGACGCGCCCGGTCCGCACCGAATATTCGTTCGGCAGGCGGATTTTCAGGCTGTCACCGATCTTCGCGCCGGACTGGGCATACTGGTCGTCGTACTGGCGGTTGACCTTGCCGATGAAGTTCAGTTTTTGATGCAAGATCCGCAGCGCCTCACGGGTCACTGCGGTGGGAGTCAGGAGCGTGTTGCTCATGGCCTCGTTCCTTCTAAGGGATGCGGCGCATCACTGCGCGGCGTTGATGACTAGGCCTTTTTGGAAATCTGCTTTTCGCGCCACTTCAGCCACTGATCCGGTGACAGCTTGTCAGGGTCGACGACGCCGCTTTTGGCAGCCGCCTTGCCCTTCTGAGCCGTTATCGGAGTGGTGACTTTCGGCGGGGGAGCCTTGCCCCCTACAGTCTTCGCCTTGGCCTGTTGCTGATCGTAAAGCATGGCCTTGTGCGCCATAATTGCGTATCCGGGATTCAGCGACCAATTCGATTTAGCCTCATCCACTGACATGGACTGACCAAGTTTCGAATATTCCGCGACGACATAGTCAATCACGGGGTCGGGGTTGAACTTCGGAACCACGCGCTCAATCGTGGCCTTGCCCTGTTCCGCCGCCTGAGCCCTTGCGGCCTCCTGCTGACGATTGAACTCGGATTCGGTCTGACTGAGTTGTGAAACAACGGTCTGGAAATCACGCTGCCGCTGTGACAACCGATCACTTACACGCCGCGCCTCATCCGGGTTGGACTGCCACAGCCTGTTCAGATCAATGCCTTGCAACTGCTCGATTTCGCCCTTGATCGATGTTCCACGGGCGTACAGGTCTTGCTGAGTATCGTTGAGGCTCGCAATCTTGGTGATGGCCTGCTCACGGGCCTCCAACGCCTTGCGGGTCTCCGCGACCTCTTGGAATTTCCTGGTGTAACTGGTCTCCGCTGAATCGACGAACTTCTGCACTTGGTCTCGGATCTCTTCCGGCATCGCCCCTTTGGGCACCTTCAGAACATCGCCGCCAACCTTCAGTTCTATCTCTTCGGGTTCCTCGTCTTCACCGTCATCATCGCCACCTTCCTCATCGGCATCGGTGGTCTCTTCCGCCTCATCAACGGTTTCCGTCTCGGTTGCCTCGGTTTCGACTTCCCGGGTTTCTTCAACTTCAGCCGTTTCGACTTCCTGATTATCAGGGATGGTCTCGTCGGACATATATTCCTCTATGGGATGGCCAGCGCATCACTGCGCGGGGCTTCTGCCGCTATACCTGCGGCGGGATTCCTGGTCCTCCAGGGGCTTGACCGGGTTGCCCCGGACCTTGTGGAGCGCCCTGCGGAGCCTGCTGCGCCTGATTAAGCGCGCGAAGCCGTTCCGCAATCACGTCCGAACCTTGGAAATCGAAATGGTCAAGCAGCACATCGCCAACAATCGGCAACAGCGACGGAGCCGCCCGCACGAACTCGGTCAGGAACTCCCGCGTTTCCTCACGCTGCGTCGCGTAGGACGGCCCCGCCGTCACGTCGACATCGTAATCACCAATGGCGAGGTTGAAGAGTTCCCGCTCGCCCGTTTCCGGGTTCAACTGACCACCCCCATCCTCTTGCGTGAGTTTGATGACCTTTTCGCGCTGGTCTTCACCAAGAATGCGGATCGTCTCCCGCTCCGAGTACACAGCCGGGATGATTTCCAGCAGGCAGCGCCCCGCGTATCGGATGGCGCGGTTCAGGTTGTCGATAAAGTGGAAATTGGCGTTGTCGCTCTCACGCTGACGGGCAAAAATGGCCTTACCGCTGGTCTCGTTCGAGCGCGCGCCTATCGACGCATCATACATGCCGGTAACAGACTTGATGTCATCCGCAGCGTTCAGCGCCTCTTGCACCACGCCAGCAGGCACACCAGCGAACGGTTGACGCTGGGGCATGTTCCCGGCTGTCGGATCGTATTCGAGGAACGCATGGGAACGCGTGTTGGCAGACTGCCACTTTTCTTCATGGCCCTTCGGGACAAACCCCTGCGGACCAACCCACGGCGCACGCGGGGCAAGCGCGACCAGCTCCGTTGACGCCGAACGCCAGAAGTTGAACATGGTCTGCGGGTCTTTGGCATCCCGGATCATCGAACGGAAGTGCCTGCGACCATCCGCAAACACCTCTTCGCCCCATACCGGACAGATCGGAATCATCGAACCGGGCCACGGATCTTCGGACAGAACCTCCGCACCGCTAATCATGCGGCGCGTCACGTCAAAGAACGTGGCTTCCCGCTCCTTGATGATCTCGACGCCCATCATTTGCTGGTACAGCATCAGGATTTCGTCATCCGACACCTGCCCGCCAAGGTCCAGCTTGCGGCCTTCAGCGATAACCACATCGTGTCGGATGGTCCGACCGTTGTTCAGCAGGTAAATCGGGCGCGTCTTTTCCTCACGCTTCCAATACTCGGCAATACGGATCTGCTCGCCATCGATCCAGTCGGCAACATCGCCGCGCGTGTCGCCCTGGAAATCAACCGGCTTGGCCTTCGGGTAGCGGTGCTTGAACTCGTCTTCGGTCAGCCAATCGGAGACAAACGAATACCCCCAATCGGAGGCGTCGTACTTCGTGGAGTTCACATCCCAATGAACCATCAACTGATTTGGGACGCGCTCAATCCGCGCTTCCATTGAGAAACTGTCGGGCGACACATAGTCAATCCCGATGCGGAAAAACCCGAACCCCCCCGATACCGCGTGGTCAATCGCCGTGTCGTATGCGACTTCGGCACCGTCACCGTTGCGCTCGATGCTGCGGATCAGCCCGGAGATAACCTCCGCCGTGTCCTCGTCGGCACCGTTGTCAACCGGGGCGACCTTGATGCCCGGTTTGGCCTGCCTGCTGTCGTTGACCACCTGCCGAATTAGCGTCGGCAACCGGTTGATCGTCAGACACGGGCGACCCTCTTCCATGCGGAGTTTGCGGACCTCGTCCGGCCATTGCTCAGACAGCCGCGCAAACCTGATGTCGGATTCCGCGTTCTCACGATTGTACCCGCTTCCCTGCTGGCTCTCGTCCAACAGTTCGCGGGCTTCGTTGATGATGGTTTCGCCTTTGGGCTTGTCGGCCATTAACTCATCCACCCGCCTTCAAGGATTGGGCGTTCAACATGGACAGCGCGGCTCTGCACCCGCGTCATCTGTGGGAACAACTCGGTAAACGCCCAGACCAACGCATCAACCCGATCCGGCGACCCGTGCCCCTCGTAACCGCCTGCGGTCATCTGCGTCATCTGGTCCTCCAACGGGGCGAACGTGCCCACATGAGACACCCGCCCGAACTCGTACAAACTTGCGATAGGCTCGGCGCGGACGTGCTTGCCGCGTGTCGCCCTGACTTCGATGATCGGCAGACCCGGACGCGCGCTGTTCAACGTGTGTCGCACCATGTCGCCGCCCTGGTTGACCTCAATGACAACCGCGTCGGCCTCGTATCGATCAAACGCCGCGATGGCTCGGTCTGCCCACTGTCGGGGCGTGCCCCTCATGCTCACGTCATCGAGGACATAACCGCGCTGGTCTGCCCCCATGCCAGCAACGATGATGCCGTGCTCGTCAGACCCGGATTCACTCGATACAGCAGGGTCGACCGCAACCACGATGCGATCCATGACCGGCGCTTCGGCCCTGCGGTTCTGATGAATGATCAGCCGCGACCAGATTGCGCCGATGGCTGTTGGCTCGTACTCACCAAGCCAGATGTGCCCGTAGCGGTCGCGGCGGTTCTTCTCATCCCAAGCCCGTTCAGCCTCAAGCTCTTCGGGGAAAAACGGGTTGTCGCTGTAGTTGGCTTTCACCATCACAGCATCAGGCGGGGGATTCTCACCACGAAAGAACGCGTCCACCGGGTCATTCGCATTGCGTGGGTTCCAACTGAACCACAATTCCGAACCCGGCTTCCGAATGGTCGGGCGCAGCATCTCAAGCGACCGTGCCGAGAGTGTTTGCGCTTCCTCGACCCACGCCCAATCGAACCCTTCAAGCGATTTGATCGTTTCCGCCGTGTGGTCCTGCATCCCCTGGAAAATGATGACGCCACCACCGGGGGTGCGGATCTCGGTCTGCATCGGGTCAAAGTGCGATGCGACGCCAAGGTCCTGGATCTTGTCTTCAATCAACCGCTTGGCGGAATCCTTGAGGGACTTTTGAACCTCACGAATACAGACGCCGCGTGAACCGGGTTGCATCAACCCTTTCTCGACAGCTGCCTCCGCGAAGTGGTGAGACTTGCCAGACCCACGGCCTCCGTAAGCGCCCTTATATCGTGATCTGTCGAGAAGCGGCGCGAACACACGGGGTGTCGCAATGTCGAGGACCGTCATTCGGCCTTGGGGTCAACCAATGTGCGCTTGATCTCGGTCAACTCGACAGCGCCGCTTAGTTCGGTTTCCCGCTTGTCGCGCCATTCGTTCGGCCTGCGGTTCTTCAGCCAGAAGATTGCAGCCGTGTCAGACGGCGGGATGTGTTCCCGATATGGGACCACCATCGGCGTACCGCTGTCGTTGAAGATCTTCACCGCGTCGTGAGTGTATCCGGTGGCTTTGGCATAGAGCGAACGGGCGACGCGCTCGTCTGCGGCTTCCTTGCCAGCCTTTAGGGCGTTGCAAAATGTGGGGTGTTGCTGGGACCAGCGCCAGATGGTTACGCGGTCAACCTGCAACAGATCCGCCAACTCAATGTCGGTCGCACCAAGAGCGCAGTGCTTTTCGGCCATGCGTGCGTATTCGGCCTTGTACTTGGTCGGTCGACCACCTGACATGCGTTATCGCGGGGCGCTTGCGCGTATGCCCGCCTCCTGGATTGTGGGGATTTGTGTATTGCGTAGCACTGTGGGGCCGGTGATTCCGACACCCTCGGGGCTTGCGGGCCAGCGTCTCGAAAGACCGGCAATCTCGGACCAAGCTCATCCAACGCTCAATATATCGCGGGTTGACTCGGGGTTCAAGACTAAATCCACGATGCCTGTATCCAGTGGCCCTTGTATGTCTGTTGAACGTCATCGGGGTCTTGGATGCGGGACTTTGCTGCGACCATCCGCAGCCTGGTCTCTTTCATCGCGCGTTTATGATATTTCTTGTAGATCTGGTGCGCGCGTCCCTGAGATATGCCAAACACCTTCGCCGCGTGGGTTTGTGACACACCTGAGCGGACCATTTCGTATAACCGGATGTTCCGGGTCGCTTTGCATACCGGCCCTTCGCCCATCATCCAGCCTCCTTCAAGTCCACCTTGTTCAACCACATCGGCGCGTGTGACCCCTCGCCCATCTCAACGCGGGCTTTGCGGTCGCTGACCTCTACCACACGCACGCTCTGCCCCTTGAGCAGTCCCCGGATGGGTGCGAGGTATTCCCCGACCTTGACCTGCACGATGGCGGGCTTGTCGGTGTCGGGTGCTGGGGGTGTCCATTGGTCCGGCAGTTCAAGCATGGGCCTGACCATGTATGGAGGAATGACTGCGGCCATGCCAGCACGGCACATGATAGCGCGGATGCCATCCACCTTTTGCAGTAGGTCCATTGGTATGGTGTGTTGTCGGTCCACCCCGATAATCAGATACCCAACCAACTCGGCGCGGGCGATTGGCGGTGCTGCCTTCGCCTTGGTGCGGGCGTCGGGATTGCGGTTCTGCTGCCGCACAAATGCCTTGCGCCACCGGACAGGACACACAGTCGCCACCCCCGCGTCCCTGTCGGCTTCCGTCTCTGCCCTGAGTTGACGTTGCGGGTCAACCGTGAGGACGTGCCAGAGCATGTCGGTCAGATCGGCGGGGATGGGGGTTTGTCTCATGCCGCGCGCTCCTGGTTAAGCCGCTTCCGATACAACGCCTCAACGACCTCGGGCTGCATACCCGCAAGCCAACAGACCTCCCGGAAGTCACGGCCTGCGCTGTCGAACCAAGACCGCGCGGCCCTCATTTGGCTGTCCCGCGTTGCCCGGTGCTTGGCTTCCTCGACTGTCCATGGGGATATGACCCGCGTCGGGAATGCGTCGGTAAAGGCTTGCCGGATGACCGTCAGCCACAATTCCCGCTCGGGCACATGCGGTTCACGTTCCTGGAATGTTGCGAGGCTCATAGGGGCACTCCCGCTTGCTTGGCGTCCGCGATGGCGCGCTGGTTGGCTGCGTCGAATCCGTGGGCTTCCTGGAATTGCTTGAACTCTTTGAGCTTGTCGGTTTGCCTCGTGAACGTGAGATGCGCGCGCCACTTGGCCCATGGTGGGTTGCCGCCAGCGCGGGGCCGGTCGGCTTCGGGGCTGTCGGGTGGACGTTCGACCGGCTCATCAAGCCAGCGTTCGCCGTTGAGCCACGTTGCGGGGTTAGCGGTGAATTGCGGGTCGGGCTTGCTGGCCGCATATCGCTCGGCACCGGCCAACAGCACGGCTGCATCGGCTTTCTTTCGGGCTTGGCGATACGCCTTGACCGCCTGACCCTTCCCAACTTTTTTCGGGTATGCCGACCACCACGCATCGAAATCGCCGTCGATGGTCGAGTTTTTGGCAGGGGGGATTTCCTCCTC